TTAGAACCATATCAAAAATGATGTCATCGTACTTAGTTGGTGTCATTTTGACAATCTTCTCTAATGCGTAGATTACTACCAAAATATATTCCCAATTAGCTACTATCCATTCACTCATAGTTTACTCCTTAGAATTAGAATTGTAATATAGCGTAGTCATACTTAAGCGTCAACGTAATGTCTGCTGCTTCACTAACACTATAGTCTAATGTTCCAAAATTAGCATTTTCGATGTAACAACCTTTTAGTGTCCACTCTTCAACTATGTCGCCAACAGGTCCTAACATATTGAAAGTTACATCTTTCTTATAAAAATCTGAATATCCATCACGACCTGTTACTGACTCATGAGAAAGTCTAATCCACTCTATAACTGCTTGTGCTCCACTTGGAACTACAGGATCGTAAAGTGTGATGTCGATAGGTTGCCATTGTGCTTTACCTTTGATATATCTTTTTACGTTGATATGGTCGAGGACTATTTCTTCAAACTGAATTTGTGGCCTATTAGCTGCTTTGACTAAGTAGGATGGTATTCCCTCAATGTAAAAGACATATCTGTTACGGAGTTTTGGCTCAAACGGCGTAAAAAATATTTCATTGGTATCGAGTATGTCGGGCATTTAGTGTCTCCTATAAACATAATTGTACAATAATAAATATCACATTATAGAAAAAATACTCAATTCCAATATCCTCTTTTTTATGAGTTTTATAGAAGTTTTATATTAAAACAAAAACCCCCACCGAAGTGAGGGTTTTCATGAACCATTATAAGTCAAACTTATTCAGGGAAAGATGCTCCCGTTGGTTGAACAACGAAGTCTAATACAATAAACTCTGCGGTTCTTGTAGGCTGAATAAATATCTGACCAACCAAACGATTTCTATCAACAACATCAGGTGTGTTGTTGGTATCATCCATTACCACTCTGAAAGCACTTAGACCACTATTAGCCTGTACACTTTCAAGATATGGATTCACAATATTCAAGAATCTGTTTCTTGTTGATACTGTATTCTGTTCGAATACTAAGAACCTTGAAGATGATGCGATAAACTTCTTCAATGCAATCAACAATCTACGTACATTGATTCTATCAAGTGCGGATGGTTTGGATTGTAATGTTTTTTGTCCGAACACTACCACACCTTGTCCAGGGAATGTAGCGATTGGATTGATTCTTTCTTCGTACAAGTCATCACGTTCTGCGTGAGTCAATCTTGTCTTAGCTTCTAATACCGTTGTCAATCCACCACGATTCAAACCTGCGGGTGCGAACCATTCGTGAGCCACTTTATCAGTAAATGCGATTACTCCTGGTAATACTACTGATGGTGGAACCCATGTTGGTCTGTTAGTGTTTCCGTCAACTATTTTTACCCACGGATAGTAAGTTGCTGCGTAATTGGTATCCAATGTGCTTATTGCACTTGTTGCTGTAGCGATAGTATCACCCCAACCGAATCCATCCATTACGTAGAAACAATCTGCTCTATCTTCAACTTTCAATATTGCATGATTTGTTACTTTTGGATGTAGTCTGTGGATAATACCTGGCGTTGCTAACATATTGATATCAAATTCGTCAGGATTACTTACTGAGTTGATAGCTCTCTTATAAACTACTGTACCACTTGCTTCTGCGTTTGAACAATCAAATCCTTGTGTATTTGTTGTTGTAATATCGTTGTCGACAAGTTTTGGATTAGCAGGATTGTCACCATCAAATCCCCATTGGAAAGGTACAGTAAACTTTCTCTGTTGGATTGCTGACAATCCTAAAGTGATATTTTCACTTGCGTCTGAGAATGTTGAACCTAATGCGCTTGCATCTGCGTGTCCTAATTGATTCTCAAGAGACATAGTTACGTTACTACCTTGACCTGCGTTCTGTGAAATAGGTGATAAGTATTGTAGGTTTGTTGTCTTAGATGCTCCAAAGTTGAATCCATAGAATATATTGGAATCAAAATCACCATTTGTATTTGTTTGTGTAGTTACAAAAGATGCAGTAGGTGCACTTGGACCAGGTATGTATAGTTTACCGAAGCCCATTGGAACCAATGTTTTTGGTAGGTTCTCTAAGTTGTTGTAATCACCAACTCTGATGTGCATACTTTGATTTGGATAATCACCTTTATATGTCAACTTACCATTTGAATCAATCTCTACGAATCTATCACCAATGACTCTTGCAAAATAATTTACTGAATCAGGATCGAAAGTAAGATTATCAAATTGTTCTACAATCTGATTATCCTCTGTCTTATTTGGTGCGTGTTTCCTAACTTGTAGTGAGAATGAACCATAATCAGAACCAGGTATTGATGATGCTGCTTTGATATTCAGAACATTGACTTTGTATTCTGAGTTGATATCAGTTCCATGTGAACGTGTATAAACTCTAAACAAGTCATATCTTGTATTCGACACCATTTGTGATTTTAATATTGGTGTTCTTGCGACATTGTAATCTTTGTTACCTGTCCAACTATCTGCTACGCCTGTATTACCAAATGTGGTTACACCTGCTGAGAAGTTTACACTACCCACTGCGATACTTGCACTATACCAACCGACTGCGCCTGTACCACTAACTTGTTGGGAACCTGAACCATATGCGCCTGCTAAATCCTTATAATGTTTATAGATGTAAACAGGTACAGTGGTTGAACCCTCAGTTGATACTTGTGGATCGTCACTAAATACTTCATCGAAGTAATTTGCACTTGCCGTGCTGAAATTTATTGTTTTTGCATATCCTGATACGTTACTACCTGAAAGGGTAAGTGTTGCACCACCTGAATATGTCCAAGCACCTAAAGTAGATGCTGATAAGTCACCCGTACCATTAGTTGCACCCCTTGATGGTAATAGTGTTACTATTGGTAATGTCAAGTTACTTGAACCTGAAACGTGACCGAATACTGTTACTGCATCAGCTGTATATCCACCTATGCCTAAAACTCTAACAACTGTTACAGTTCCTGCAGAACGTAAATATTGTTGTACTGTGTAAGGTGTATAGAAACGTTTATCGAGAGTGCCGAACATCTCTTCAAACTCTTGGAAATTGCTAATTAGAGTTGGTACAAAAGCTGGACCTTTTTTAGTAGGTCCGATTATTGCTGCTCCAATCTCTGCAATACCTTGAGGAAGAAATGATAAGTCTCTCTCACGTGTAAATACACCTGGACTTACGATTCTTTCTGCCATGAAATTCTCCTAAATGTGTTTTTTGTGATAAAGAAAAAAAATCTTATATATAAATATAAAACAAAATTTCGTTAAGTTACTATTCTACGAATATTTATGTGGTTTTGTTAAGAATTTGGTGTAAAAACGCCTGTTTGTGGGTCTAAAGTACCATCACCATACTTATCTTGTAGACTTTGAGCTAGATTTCTCTCAGTTTCTTGTGTTTTTTGATACTTTTCTACGTATTCTTTTTCACTTTTTGATAAGTTATCAATCTGTTGTTGTAGATTGATTTTTTGAACCTGTATTTGCCCTAATGCATTTTGACACTCAAGATAGTCTGTTTGCACTTGCGACAAAGCATCCATCTCTTCTTTTTCAAAAGTAATTTTATTTGTGTCTTCTTGTAGTTTGTCTACTAATTTAGACTCTTCTGCCATAACATTTCCTTTTTAGTTACTAAATAATAATTATAAACCTAATCGTTCAAACAATCACACTTTTTTCTAATATCGTCAATTTCTTCTTTCAATTCCTTGACTGCCTCTATAAGAACTGAAGTCAACTTTGCATAGTCTACAGTTAGGTATGGGTCTCTACCATTCAATCCATCAACCTCTTTGACAACTTCAGGTATTACCTCTTGTACCTCTTGTGCAATCAAACCAATATCATTTCCTCTGTCTTCTCTAATCCAATCAAATCTACGACCTTGTAGTTTGATAACATCAGCTAATCCATAGTTTATATCTTCAATATTAGTCTTCAACTTTTTATCAGAAGAGACTGTGGATGAGAATGCTATAACATCAGCGTTAGCGTGGAATGTACCACCATCTGCCATTCTAAAGTCTTCAGTATTATCGATTGCGAACTTTATCATAGCATCAGTTCCGAAGTCTATGTACTCATCATTTGTAGCCGCACCTATTTTTAGACTTGAGTTTGTTATTGTGGTTATTGCTGTTTGTGCTGCTTCAATTCCTAAATTTTCTGAACCTGCATCTTCTAAACCTGTACCTGCGAAGTCACTAACATCAATATCTAACGTTACACTACCACCAAGAGTTACACTACCACCTGTTTTCAGTCCGTCTCCTGCGGTTATGGTTACAGCGTCTTGTGCAAGTTTAGCGATTGGAATCTCATCATTGTCAATCACAAAGTTTCCAAAGTCTAAGTAATGTGAACCTTCTTGTCCATCAAGTAAATCTGCGTTTAGGTTAGCAACTACTGTGTTATCATCAACTTCTATTTGTCCAAATGAACCTGTCGAAACTGCTGAACCACTTATTACAGCACTCTCTAACTTTATCTTATTACCTGTGATTTTCAAGTCGGTGCCGTCACCTTCAATTTTTTCAGCGTCGTCACCAAAAGTGATACCAACGTTTGATGGTATGTTTACATCACCTGTAGCGGTTAGGTTTATGTCAGCTCCTGAGTTTATTGTCAAGTCAGTATCGTTTGATTCAATCTTCTCACTAGCGTTATCATCGAATACTATACCAACATTTTTAGGAATGTGAACATCAGAAGTTGCTGTAAGATTTAGTTTAGCACTTGATGCTATAGTCAAGTCTGTACCATCACCTTCAATCTTTTCACCATCATTACCAAATGTCATTCCGATGTTAGCGGGAACGTTGACATCGCCTGTAGCATCTAAGGTTATATCTGCACCTGCATCTATTGTTAGTGCTCCTGTTGCATCTATTTCAGCTGCATCTAATGTGATTGTATCCACATTTAGTGATGGTGCTGAGAAAGCTATACTTGAAGACAGACTTGTTGATGCGTGGTCGTATACAAATTGAGCGATTGATGCTTTACCGAATGTTAGTCCTGCTCCATCCGCTGTTGCACTTGTTCCACTTCCACTAGCCACCGTGATGTTTTTATCTACAACATCTAATGCCGAACTTGAAATTATGGTTTGTGAACCTTGAACAGTAAGATTACCAGGTATTGTTACATCATTACCTGTAAATGTTGTTCCCTCAACTAAGACACTCGCATTAGTTGATGCGATTGTAAAGTTATTTGAACCGTGGTCTGCTGTCAAGTTACCTGCAATAGTCATATTTGATGCTAAGTCCACAGTGTTGAAAGCTACATCTGCGTCACTTGTCACATCTTGGTTTACAGCTGATGTATTCTCAATAGTAAGAGTTTTTGATGCTCCACTAAATGTAATCGTACCATCATTTCCATCACCTATGGTTAGGGATTCATTTAGTGTTAGAGTTCTTGCTGCACCTGCTGCGTTGATTATTACGTTATTATTTTGTGTAGTCAAATCTCCTGCTAAAGTAAGAATCTTACCACCCAAGTCTGCATTTGCTGATGTGGTTTCTAATCTACCGATTGAACCTGTAGATACTGCTGAACCACTCAATGTAGCAAAATCTTTTATCGTTGTACCATTGATATTGATACTATCAATTTGAGCTTCTGTTATAGCTGAGTTAGTTCCTAAAGTTACACCATCAATGGCTCCACTATCAACATTTATATTAGTGATATTCTGATTGTTAGCATCTAATGCACCTGCTAATTGTGATATCGTAACAGAACCTATTGTACCTCCGTTTATCTTATCACCACTTATTTGGTCATTAGCTAATGTGAGTGTACCTCCACTTACGTCAAGAGTTTTACCTGAACCAACCGTAACATCTGTTCCATCAATAGTTCCACTATCGATATCAACATTGGTCATATTTTCGTCAGAAAAATCTATAGCTCCAGCTGCTTCAAATGCTCCAAGCTTAGTTACAGTCAATGTATCACCACTAAAAGACATATCCGAATCATCAGATAACACACCATTAGTTCCTGCGAATACAACTCTACCACTTGTCAATCCGTCAGCGGTTATTGTGGCTGCTCTCAAATCGTGTGCACCTATATCTAAGTTACCTGCTGCTGTTAGTGAAGTGATACTATCAATAGTACCACCATCAATATTTGCTGAGGAACCACTTAGATTTGTAAATATGGCTGTTGATGCCGATACTACTGAACCCGTAACATTCGTGAAGTTACCTGTCGTTGCTGAACTAACACCTATTGTTACTCCATCGATGGTTCCACCGTTCATGTCAGCGTCTGTTATGGTTACTTGTGATTCACCTCCTAAAGTAACACCGTCTAATTCTCCACTACTGACAAAAACTGCTACAGGATCGGCATCAGTACCAAGTTGGTCGATATAACCGATTCCATTTACATATAAATCTTTCCATTGTTTTGATGCACTACCTATGTCGACATTATTGTCTGTATTTGGTATCAAATTAGATGTGAAGTCTGCATTGATTGCAATCGAATCACTATCTGCATCACCAATCGTGATATTACCACCTAATGTTAGATTACCATCTATATTACCATTTCCGATAACTTCAAGTCTACCAAAAGAACCTGTAGATGTAGCAGAACCACTAATTCGTCCTGTACCCATATTGATACCATTGGAATCAGCTGTAATTGCTTGGACAACATTCCCACCATTATCCATAAATTTAATTGAGCCTGTAGATACAAATATTTCTTTCCAAATCAGATTAGCGTTACCTAACGAATAGGTATTAGTCGAACTTGGTACAATGTTTGCACTTGCAGTTACTGCACCTACGTGACCACCTGCTGACTGACTTATAATAAGTGATGAAGTAGAATGGGTTTCTACTCCAATACCTTTTGGATTATGTAAGTTTGCTCCCGTTAGAGCGCTATGTTGTTGAGCCATGTTTTATTCCTTAATTACTAGCTAATATTGTTGAGTTATCGGAATCTTGTACCAATTCAATACCAAAAATACTTGTTCCAACCGCTACACCAAATTCAAAAACTTCTGTAGCTAATGCTTCTATTGTAACATTGGTTTGTGTTCCATCTACAGATGCTGATACTGCACCTCCTGTAAAATTTATGGATTGAGCAGATGATAATATTGTTGTGCCTTCATCCTTTATCGCTACTCCACCCTCAGCCAAAGATGCGGAAGTAAATGTTCCACCTCCGACTTCTATCTGTCCAAATGAACCTGTTGATGACGCTGAACTGCTTATATTTCCACTTGCAGTTATGTGTCCTGTAACACTTACACCACCTTTAGTAGTTACAAATTTTGAACTATTATTATGATATAATGATACGTTTCCATCTGCATTTGCTTGTACCATCGTTTCAGTATCATCAGAATTTTTAACTTGAAATACATCTGTTCTTAAAATTAAATTGCCAGTTCCACGATCTCTAATAATACTATGACTACCATTATGATATAGTTGTAAATCATTTCCATCACCGATGGAAATTCTTCCATCATCAGGTATTTTTATATGACCAAACGAACCAGTTGAAGTTAATGAACCACTTATGTCGCCACTCATTGTGACGTGGTGTAGATGAGCAGAACTGCCCGAAACTATGACTTTTTTCCAATTTGGCATCTATTTTATCTCCTTACGGTTGGTTACTCATCTGAGCCCACTTCCCAATGTTGCCACACATCAGGCCAATAAGTTATTCATCTTCAATGTAAAGCTCTCCATCGACTTGTTTCATTTT